TGTAATATTGCACCAATAACATTGAACTGCCACGTTGTTTTCGTCCCATCGTGTTGAGTAATGTCTACGTGATTGAAAATGTCCGCATTGTAGTTTTTTCCAATGGTCTTTTTTTCCACAAGTTACACATTCAGCAATTTCATCAATAGCATCTTTTCTGCGTATGTATTGACTAAATACAGTATCTAAATTTTTAACTATTGTGGAACGTTTAATTTTCATTAATACAAATGTAAATAATAGTTATTAACAAAATGATTAATAAGTGAAGTTTTTAATCCTCGCGCGTACACGCTTATTTTAATAATATATAATATATAATTATAATATATATAATATTTATATAAGTTTAAAATATCTTTTAAGAATATAATATATAATTAATAAAATAATAATTAAAAATAATATATAATATTTAACATTATAATTATCTTTTTCAGTATTTTTTTGTTTAATTACTTCTTTAGATTTGATATTTGATACTTTAGCTTCGTTTTTAACGATTCTAATATCTTTTTTATACAAAGTATTATCTTTTTTATTTTCGTGTCTTAAAACGACGTTAAAATACGTTTTATTATTATATGTAAAAGGCTTTAAATTATCTTTAGCTTCTACTGTAAAAATATCCAATTCGTAATTAAATTTAATTTCAACATTTGAACTATCAGTTGTTACTTTGTTTTCTACAATTTTAGTTTCAACTTCTTTTTCTTGTTTGTTTATAGCTACCTTACGTGAGCCACAAGACGCTAAAATGATAAAAGTAAGTAAATATATGTATTTCATAAAATAGTGTCTTAAATCGCTTTATATTCGTTTTTAGCTTCAAAACTTGGACAAGCCTTTGCAACTCCTTTAAAATCTTTATGCCCTTGAACAATAGCGTTTGGAAATTGTTTTTTAGCTTGTTTGACTAAATATAATAAACTTTCTTTTTGTTTTAAAGTTCTTGTGTCTTTTGGTCTTCCTGATTCATCAATTCCACCAATGTAGCTGAAGTGTATAGATTCTGAATTATATCCTTTAACTCCGTTTGTAATTTGTTCAAACTTTGCAAGTTCGTGAATAACACCATTTGCATCAATCAATCTATGATAGCCTACTGTTTTCCATTTTAAAGTATTTTTCCAATAACTTAAAATAGCTTCTTTTTTTGTGTTTGGTTGAGTAGCTGAACAGTGAATTACGATGTATTTAATTTCTCTCATCATTTTTTTTATTTACCAATTCAATAGTTTTCATTATCGTATAAATAATAGAAACACACAATAAGAATATTTTAAGCGTAGCCTCTACATTAGAAAAGCTAACTGCCATTGCAAGTGAATTTAACCCGTATAGTTTCAAATCGTTAATTGACATTTTTAGATTTCATTAAGCGTTCAACAATATTAGTAACTCCTTCAATAGCGATGTATGAAGTTGCAATAATTACCCAATCAGTAGAAGTTAAAGTTTTAGCAAACAAACCTATTGATGCTATAACAAATACTATTAATTTTCTGCTTATCCATTTACTTAAAAGCAAATCTATTTTTTCTTTTCTACTCATCTTTTATAGGGTTATAGTCAATTACTTCTAACTCTTTTAACTTATCTATAATTTTAGAAAACCCATCACATTTTAAAACGTTTTCACCTACTATCCAATTATTATCTGCGTCTTTTGTAAACTCCAATCTATGTGGTAATTTTTCGTATCCATTTAACTCTTTATATTGAGCTTCATTTGCTTTTAATACTTTCATATTATATTGAATTTATATAAGTGTTATAATCAGCTACAAATGCTGCGTTTTCAGAAACTAAAGAAGCACCCATTGCATACATAGACACGGTATGTGTAGCAAATACAGTTGCACTTGTTCCTCTTAATATAGTTTGTACTGAATTTTCCATTGCAGAAGATAATACAATTCTACTTTCTTGAGTAGTACCATTAAATAATTCTACGTTTGTACTATTTGTTCTATGTATAGACTTCATTCCTCTTGTAGAATTATAATCAAATGCAGGAACAATACCTGTTGCACCTTGATTAATTCTTTGAACAGCAGCATTTGCTCTTGTCATTGAGTTTCTTGTACTAAGTAAAATACCATCTAAAGAAACATTTGTAGATACTCTTGCTGTGTACATATATAAACATCTACTTGCGTTATTTTGTACATAATTATTAGTTCCAATAGTTGGGTTGAAATTAGTATCTATATAACTTGTTCCTGTACCTTGAATACCTTGATTTGATATAAAGTTAGGAGACCCAACTAATGTACTTTGTCTTGTAGTTGGAGATTTCCAATTTAAAGTACCAAATTCTTGACTTCCATCATTAGCAAAATTATAAAATACATCTAATTTCGCCCAAACTCCATCAGCTTTCATATTCATTAATAGAGTATTCTGTAACTTTTGTTGTGCTAATGTAGGTAAAGTATAACTTAATGCAGTACCTCTATCTAAAACAGCTTTATAATCTACATCAAATAAGAATATAGCGTTACTACTTACGTAAGCACTTGTACCATCTGTATCAGTTGCAGCAACTTTACAAGTAATATCAAAACCGACATCAGCTAAAACTAAAACATAAGTATTATTAGTAGCACCTGTAATTAAAGTAGCACCTCTATACCATTGGTATAAATACCCTGTTACACCTGTATCACTTGTCCAAGTACCTGTAGTAGAAGTTAAAGTTTGTCCTATTGTAGCAGTACCACTAATAGTAGGAGCAACAGTATTAACAGGTGCATCACCATCAGTGCCTACAATTTCTGTATCTCCTGCCCAACTAACTTTATGAGAATTACCCCAACCAATATTATTATTAGCTGCACCTTGTCCCCAACCTATGTTATTATTTTTCGCTCCTTGACCCCAATCGCTCATCTTGTACTTTTTTTAATTGTTCAACTTTAGCTAAATATAAATTTAGCTTTTTAAAATTCTCTACTTTTGGTTTATTATAACTTCCTACTTTTTTTCTTGTTTTCTTATAACACCCAACTTCCAAAGAAGTTATCTGTGTCAGGGTACATATCGCCATTTGAGTTACTATTATATTCAGGAAAATTTTGATTATTAAAACACATAAAATCTATGAATCTTTGTGTATAGTGTTGAGCAATATCACGTTCTTTCTCAACCAAGTAATCTATTTCGTTTTTTTCTACACTTGTAGAGTTTTCAGCAGTATGTTTAAATACTCCTTTATTAGCTATTGTATAAGCAGCAAAAGGTAAATACTGAACCATTGCAAAATGAATCAACATAGGCTTGATATACTCCGTTAAAAGGTTCTTATATTTAAGATTACCAATTAAGTTAATATCTCCGTTTAAAATTAACGCTTGAAACTTATTGTATAAATCAGTTCCTAAATAGTTTTGAATAGTTATATCTTGTGCTATTTTTATATATTGGATAAAATCATCTACATCTAAATTTCCATTTAGTATTGTAAATCTTTTTACATCGTCTGTACTTATTAGTAATGCGTAAGCCATTTCTTAATTGTTTTTAGGTAAAAATCCTTTGTTCGGCATATCTATCGGACGCTGTGAAACCAATTCAGGATTCTTAATTGTATATCCGTATTTTTCAGCTGTACGACCTGCTATTATTCTTGCTTTTGGTGAATTAACGTCAATGTTAACTCCTTCAAAACTTGCATAAACTCTTTTATTCCATCTATGGTGACACGCTCCACCGCCCTTGTAAAGCCATATTGAATATGTATCAGCTCCACGTGGGCCCCAACCTTTGTTAACTGCTGCTTCAGACATTCTTAAAATATCTTCTTTACGATATATCTTGTTAGCTTCTGTCATTCTTTTACAAAATAATCTACTATTAGAAGTAGTTTCACCTGCATAAACATAACGAGTTATAAAACGTACTCCGTCAATGTTTTCGTCTTGGTCAGATTTAGCGTTTGGTCTTGCAGTTCCCGTACTTACAAAATTATAAATTTTAGATAATAAACTTTGTTTTGGTTCGTTGCTTAATAATTCATTTTCAGTATCATCATTGTCATAGTCAACTTCGCTTTCATCAATCAATAACCAATTTTCATCTTCAAGTTCACCCAAGTCGATTAAACTTTGTGCTGTTTCATCATCTAAAGAATGTTCAGTAGAACAACAAACCTTACTCATTTTAACGCCTGTTTCCTCTTCGTTTGTTTCTGCGTTCATAGTATTTACGTCTATAAAATCAAGTGGCTGTATCGTCTTAAAATATAGGTTTAAAGCGATTCCGTTTATAGATAGTATTTCATCAATAGCTTCAATAATTTCTAATTGGTATGGTCTAATAACAATATTGTCAAATAAACGTGTAGCAGTTTCAATTTCATCAGCATTGTTTCCTAATCCACCGCCTGTATCTCTAATTCCTAAAAGCATTGGTGAAGTAACTCTATGCCCTACAATTAGTTTTTCAAAACATTCTTTTGCTAAATACTCATAGTGAGCAGGAGCATCGTTTAAAGGAATATCATCAACTGTTGTTTTGTTTTCAGCACTTGCGTTAAAAGATACAATTACCTTGTCGCCTTTACTACCTGTTAATTTACGTTTAACATCGTTTGCAACTTCTTGTCTTTTTTCTTCAGGTGGTATATTGTTATTAAAGTTTATAACTTTTGTACCGCTAAATCCATTCATTACATCGTTAATCAAGTAATCAGAAATTTCTTGTTCTAACATTGCATAAGGTAACGCACCCGAATAATCTATCGGAGTGTAATAATGGTAACCTGAAATATAAGGCTTAATAATATACAACTCAACTTCTCTTCCGTTACCAAAACCAAAAGCAGGAATACGTTTTAAAACATCTCCCTTTCTGTAATTTGCCCAATCGTGGTGGTAAAACCACGCTTCAATTTCGCCTTTGTCATTACATTTTTCTGCTCTTAAAGTGTGCATTGGAAAATGCTCAACAGATTTTACCTTTCCGTTTAAATAAATAATTTGCATTGAAGCCATTCCAAGAAGTTTACGTTCCAAAGAAACTTTACGCAAACAATCCTTTTTTACAATAGAAACCATTTGAGCATACTCGTTAGGCTTTCTATTTGAATCGGTAGCGTCAAGACCCTTTCCGTAAATCATATTAGAAATACCTGTTATAATAGCGTGGTTTGTATTAGAATATAAAAACCTATCTATTAAGTATTGAAAATAGTTGTTATCTTCTCCGTATTCAACAAAATCTTTGTTTTTAGATTCAGTTATTACAGGTGAATTATAAGCATTTAAACTTAAAATGTGTACGTTATTCATAAATTATGTATTCGTTATCAGAAGTTCTTTGCGTGTAAACATTATTGTTTATACTAAATTCTTCAATTATTTGATTTGTGCAAAATATTTTATCTTTATAAACTACATCAGTTCCGTTTAAAATTGTTAAAGTGTAGAATTTATTTTCTATTATCGGAAATACCAAGTTAGTAACTGCGTAATATTTATCAATCGAAAATACGCATTGAATAGTTTCTTCTGTATTAGTTTCTTCATCTCTTAAAACAATAGCATCAGCTTCTATACCATCAATAGTAGCATATAAGTTTTGAGCAGTATTTAACTCTTTTAGAATTATCATTGTTTTTTATTTTAAAAATTAAAATGTTAAACTTTTGTTAATAGTGATTTTGTATTATATAATTTTTTATATTTGTAAAAAAAAATAATTATGAATTTTGAAAAAAAAGTATGAATTACTCAATAGAAATTTTAGAAAAAGAAAAAACATTATTATTAAAATGTTTAAATGATTGGGATGTTAAAGAATATCCTGAAGCTTTAAAAGATAGAAATAATAAAATTAAAGATATTGAAAAAGCAATACAAACTTTAATTACTAAACAATTTTTAATAGATTTAATGAATGAAAAAGGGTAACTTAATAGCTACCCTTTTTTTTATAAAATATTTAATGCAGAATTTATATTTTTAAGTGTTGATTCAGCACTTTTAATTTGATTCTTTATATTGTTTATTTTATCTTGTATTTGTTTTTCTGAAACATCAATACCTAATTCTTTAACTTTACTTAATGTATTTTCAGCTAATTTTAACGCTTCATTATATTTAGTAATTGTTAAATTATATTCTGTTTTTGCATCTGCTAATGGTTTTTTAGCATTAAATACAAAATCATTAGATTTTTGAAAAGTTTTTGATGCTTCACTCATAGAAGAATCAATATCTTGAATCAACCCTAAATCAACTTTGTGAGTACCTAAAAACAATTTGTTTCCTATTCTTTTTAATTCAGGTGTCATATTATAAGTTTTTAAAAAGGGGCTTTTACACCCCTTTAATTATTAAAGTTGATTATTAAGAACCAACAACTACTGTAAATCCTGCAGCAGTTAAAGTATCTCCAATAAAGTTAGCAGGTACTTGTTCCATTCCTGTTAAAGTTAAGGTATATCCTGAAAGGTCGCCGAAAGCTCCGCCCGTCACAATAGTTCCACCTGTAACATCCATTCCGTGGTCTAAACCTGCTAAAAAGAAGTTTCCGTTGTTATCTTCTACGATAACTTGAGGACGCCCATAAGCCATTAATTTCAATTCTTTGTGGTCTTTAATACTTAATTTCTTAAATGTTAATTCCAATACTTGCTCGAAAAATGTTGTTCCATTTTCACGTGAGCTATTTACATTTTGTGTAAATGTTGAAGCACCTTTTAAATCGTATTTGTAAGCGGTAGGAGTACCTGCAACTGCATCAATCACGTCTGTGTTTGTTACATCATAAGTTACACCTGTCATATCGCCATAGTTTACGAAATAAACCGCTTTCAATCCACCTACTGAATCTTTACAAGGTTCAATTCGACCAAATCCTAAATCGCACGCCATTTGTTTATATTTTTATATGTTATTAAAAAAAAGGGCGGTGTTTATTGCACCACCCCTTTATAGTTTGTTATTCAATAAATTATGCAGGAGTGTAAAGAACGATATCAGAACCGATTCCGTATTGTACACCTGCAGTGAAACGCATAACGATTCTTACATTTTGAGAACCATCAAGGTCAGCCATATCAATTACTTTCACTTCATTGTGGTCAGCTAATAAACCTGTACCGAAGTATAAGTTAGATTTTTGAGCAGCCATCATATAGTTATCAGCTAATCCGTTAGCAACAAATATTTTAACTCCGTCAAAAGTTAAACTTCCGTTGTTAAACCATTGTGTACCCATTGCGTTAGTACCATTAGCACCTAAACCTGATGCAGCAAATCCGCCTAAAGCACGAACATAAGCACGAGCAACATTTTGAGATACATAAAGATATAAATCTTCTTGTCCGTATAATGCAGAAGGGATAGCATCGATAACAGAACCCATTTCAGCGATTACATTTGCAGCAGTAACAGCTTCTCCAACTACATCGATAACAGTTGCATCAGCAGTAGCTAAAGTAACTAATCCGTCGAATTGACCCGCGGTTGCATTAACACCTCTCCAAATAGATACTTCATTGTTTTGTGCAGCTTTTGCAGCAACGTGTGCTAATAAGAAATCTTGGAAAGATGGAGGTAATGTATCAAATGCAGAATATCCCATTTGGATAGCTTCCCAATCTGAACGGAAGTCTTTCTTACACAAAGATAAATTGATTTGGAATTCTTCAGGTTGAAGGATTCTTTCAGTTAAAGTAACAGTAGAAGTTGCATCAAAATCACAAGTAGCGTTTTTAACTAAATCGTTAGTTGCTAATTTTTTGATAACTTCTTTATACTTTACGTTTGGTTTTACTTCAATACCACCGTTTTCGATAGTAGTTGCAGATAATAAAGCAGCAGAGATATATTTTCCTGCAAACTGACCTGCATAAGTAGTTGTAATAGATGTTGTAGTAGCCATTTTTAATTATTTAAAGTTTGAAATTTTTTCTAATACAGAATCAAAAGTTGTTCTTGTTCTGTTTTGTGAGTAAGTATTTAATTCTCTTTTAGTTGTAGCTTCAGGGTTGTGTGTTAAAGGTTCAGCAGATAATTCTACTGCTTCAACTGCAACTTCTGTTTTAGCTAATTTAAGTGCTTCGATTTCTTTTTTCAAAGAATCAATTTCAGCAAAGAACATTTCTTTAGTAACTGATTCAATTACTCTTTTAGGTTCTTTTACTTCGGTCATTTCTTGCTCTACTTCAACTTCTACTTCTGCTTCAGGAGTTTCCTCTTCAACAATCGCTTCTTTGATTTCAGCAATAATACCTTCTTCGGCTACAATTAAAATCATACCATCTTCTAACTTATATTCTCCAACAGGTAAAGCAATTCTATCTTCTTCGTTTACGATGAAAACACTTGCACCTGCTTCAAATACTTCAGCTTCGATAATAGTACCATTCTCTAAAGCCATTTGAGCAAGTTTTACTTCCATTCCCAATAAGGTTTTGATTTGGTTAATTACGTTCGACATTATTTATTTATTTTGGTTATTTTCTAAAATTATTTAGTCCGCTAATTCTCGCTTCAGTTCTTTTTAATAAACTTTCAGCTTCAGATTTTTTATTAGCAAACATTTTATCAACTCCACCACTAATACCTAAATCTTTTACTTTTTGTAAAGCTTCATCTGATAATTTAATTGTTTCTTTTAATAATGGAATTGATTTTTCTAATTTCATAATTGCATTTAAAACAATACTATCAACATCTGTTGAATCAAACGCTTTTTGTAATGATGAATTAATATCATCTACTAAAGCTAACTCAACTTTATGGTTAGTAAGTTCAGTTTTGAATAATTTGTTACCTACGGATTTTAACGTACTCATTCGTTTTTTGTTTTAAAATTAATATTATAAAGTTTTGTTATATTTTTAACAATTTGTTATTATGATATTAAACTTCTATATGTAGATTTTGCTTCAGACAAATCATTCAATATTTTATCATATTTTCCATCAATATCAATACCTAATTCTTTTGACATTTTTTTATAATCAGCTATTAAATTTATTAATTTAGCAGCATCAACATTATAAGTGTCTCTAAAATTAAATAATTCTCTACCTATTCTTTGACCTTCAGAAGCTATATCTTTTGTTTTTAATGCAACTCTATCAGCTTCTTTGTTTAAGTCTTGAATTAAACCTAATTCAACTTTGTGTGATTCTAATTCTACTTTGAATAGTTTATTACCTACGTTTTTTAATGTACTCATCTTTATATTTATTAATTAGTTACTAACTCTTACGATAGTTCTTGTTCCGTTAACGTTTGTAATTGTTGAATTTGCGTTTTGACCTACTGTTGAACCAATTCCTTGATTTTGTAAATCACCATTACAACATTCTTTACTGTAGGTACTGTCTGCACATAGACAACCTCTGTTTCCGCCCGTTGGGCTTGTTCTGCTTTTAGTTTGTTTGCTCATATTAGTATTTATTGTTTTGTGTTCTTTGAATAAAATAAATTATATCGTGTATTGTTCCTGAATGACTTGCTTTGATTTTAACGCTTAAACCATTTGTTACAACATCTTCATCTGCATAGTATTGAAACGTTTTAGCAAATACGTGTTCAACATCATTACCTTTTGGAAAAGTAATTGTATCACGTACCCTATCGTAAGGCGTTCCATTACCACCTTCAAGATAAATGTCAACGTAGCCGTTTGCGTTGCTTATTCGTGCTTTAAATGCTATTGTAACTATATACACATCGTTTTCAAACTCTGCATATAATTTATTGTTATTATAATATTCAATTTCTGAATGTATATGGTCATCAATTACATTACCTTTGTTATTAGGTAAAGTAAAAGCAGTTGTAGTAAATGAATAAGGCAAAGCACTTGTATATTGTGTATCATCGTATCTTGCCCAACCCAAACCCATATTAGCTGACTGCGGTGGATATACTCTAACTTGCTCACCATTGAAACCCATAAATAAGGCTTCATCAGTTACAAGCATAGCACCTTGTTCAATGTTTACATCATCAACTTCTGTTTGAGATGCTTCTTGAACGTGAACTTTAAAAGATGTATTTTTCATTATACGTTTTTAAGTATTTCTTTTATTTTTTCAACTAATACTTCATCTTCAGTAAGTACCTTTGACAATTCTTTTTTCTTTTCTAATTGGTCTGCAAAATGACCTTCAAGACTGAAACCTTTTACCTTGCCTGTTTTAACGTAATCGTTCCAAATTTCATCGTTATCAACTTTTACACTTGCCATCCAAGTACCAACAGGAACACTTAAATTATATAAAGCACTTTTGTCTTTTGTTAAATCTTCAACTATCCAACTTTCAACGACTGTTAAACCTTCAATTGCTTTTGAGTGTTCTAAAGTTGAGTTGCCTTGATTTCCTTTCTTTAAAAACAACTGCGACGCTTTTACGACTGTATCTTTTGAAAAATATATATAATACTCATCTTCGCCATTACGTCTGTAAATCGGTTTTTCAGGTATTAAAACCGCACCCATTAAAATACGTTTCTCTTTGTCTACTTCAGCAAGTTTAACTTCTTCAGATTTTAAAGCCACAAAGTCAGATTCAATAGCAGGATTTTCTACTATCGAAATAGCTTCAACACCTTGCAAGTCTTCTTTGTCATCTATAATAAGTTCTATTAAATTCATTTTGTTTTATTTAAAAATTAATTATTTATTAAATTGTTTTTTGTAAACAAATTTGTTTATACTATCCAAGTGAAGCGTTTGCTACAATGTTTCTATCCAAACTTTGTTGAGTAGTTACGTTTGAAGCTACCACATAAGCCTGAACAGGTTGTTGAGCACCTAATGTTTGAGCAATTTGATTAACACCGCTATTTCCTACTACATTAAATTGAGGAGCAGGAGCACCGCCACCTGTTGGAGCAGAACCACCACCGCCACCTGAACTTCCGCCCGAAGATGAACCACCACTTGATAATAATTTTTTTGCTCTTGCTATGTTAGAAACAACTGATAAAGCAGTAGATGCGTATGAAATTATCCTTGCAGCAGTACCAATTCCGGGAGCAGCAGGAAACGCTAATTGAGCAGCGACCCCTTCAGCATTTGCCAAAGTAGATGCTTTTGAAATAGCAACCGCACTATCAATTCCAATTTGAGTTAAAGCAATAGCTTTTGACAATCCTTGACCTGCTTTTGTTTTTGCTAAACCTGATTCTTCTAATCCTGATATAATATTTGTTAAGTTTTGTTTTGAACTTGCAATAGCATCATCTTTTGATTTTTGAAACTCTATTTCTTCAGCAGCGTCGGTTTCTCTTTTCTTTTTCGCTTCTTCATCTCTTGCAATAGCTTTTTCTGCTTCAGCATTCCAATATTCCTCTTCTTTTACTTTGTCCTCTTCTTTAAATTTATCAGCTAATTCTTTTTCTTTTGTTCGTTGTGCTTCTTTTAAAGCTGTTGTGTCTTGACCAAATTTTGTAGCTTCTTCAATTAATAATCTATATTGTTCTTGAATTTGTCTTAATTCTTCTGCTCTACGTTCTGCTTCGGTATCAATTTCACCTTGTCTAATACGTTCTAAAGCATCTGCTTTTTGTTTTTCTAATTCAATAGCTTTGTCGTTAGCTTCTTTCCTTTTATTTGCTGAATCAGTTGCACCTTGTTTATCAATATTATTAATTGATAATTGTAAACCTGCTCTATCGTTTTTAAGTTTATCAAGTGCTTTTAAACTTTCTTTTCTTGTTTTTTCTGCAGCTTGTTTTTCTGCATCAGGGTCAAAAAATACATTTGCTCCCATTTTAGTTAAAGAATCTAAACCTTTAATTAAACCAAAATCTTGTCCTAATGCTCTACCAACCGCATCAACAGTTTCTAATACAGTCCTTAAAGGTATTTGCATAAACTTAACTATACCAATCAATATTTCTCTATTACGTTGTGCAGCTTCAATTTGTGCTTTAGCAGTAATATCATTTTGAGTGATTTGGTTTTCAGTCGCTTTAATTACTTCATCTGTTTGGGCTATTTTCATTTTTAAAATATCCTTTTCAGATTTACCTTGTAATTTTAAAACATTATCTTGACTACCTATTGTGTCAAGTTTACTTTGTTCAGCTTCTAAATTTGTTTTTGCTAAATTATTTAATTGTTCTTGTTCGCTACTTACACCATTAACAGCTTCTTTAATATCATCCCAATAAGCCACAACCGCACCCAATGCAAGTAATAAAACACCAATACCTGTTGCAGCTATTCCTGAACGTATTCCTGATAATGCGTTTTTAGCAACAGCCCCCATTTGTTTAAAGCTATCTATACTTTCACCCAAACCTTGTAAACCTTGTGAAAGTGCCATAGCAGCTTGAAGCCTAACCATTGTTTCCTGTAAGTTTTCACTTTGTACACCTGCTAAAGCTAAACTACCTTCTACTGCACTAAAACCACTTGCAACACCCGATAATGAACCCGATAAAGCACTAAATTTAGCATCAGGGTTAAACGCATCAGTTAACGCTTTTGCATCACCAATAGCGTCTTTTAATTGACCTGCTCTTTTAGCTGCTTCAATAGCTTCTTTAGAAGTAGCACCAAATTTATCAGAAAGTTCAGCAACGTCTGCTTGTGCTTGTCTTAATTGACTTCTTAAAGATTGAGTTGCTTTATCTGACTGCTCAATAGAATTGGTAATGTTATTTATTCCGCTTGTAGCTCCTTGACTATTTACGTCTATTTCTATTGTCTTTGTAATTGCCATTTTATTGTTTGTTTTAATTCTTTAAAGTTTTCGGGCATTTTATATTTTCCTTTTGCTATTGCAATCGCTTCACTATCTTGTTCTTTTAACAACGGAAGCATTTCTAATATTAATTTAAGCATCTTGTTGAATTGTAATTAAATCATTATTGTTACTTACTATTGAAGCATTTCTTTCTAAACCGCTCACATTTGGTTTAACCTGTATAGTAACAGAAGTTGCGTTAGAAGTTACACCTGTTAACATAGCGTCATCATCACTTAATATTGTCCAAGTCAATGGCTCTTTTGAAGTTGTAAATACATCAAATATAACCGCTTTATTATCTATACGTCTTGAAGTTCCGTTATCAAATGTTAAACTTCTAAAATCTTGTATTAATTCAAAGTCGCTTTCAAAGGTTGTTAAATCAGTTGTGTATTGGTTTATAATATATCTTTTATCTCTAATAACAATTCTATCGTTTAACCTTAAATTTAATAATTCTAAATAAGGCAAACGCATTTTAACTTTTACCATTCTTGATTTTAAAGAATACAAGTTATTTAAGTAAGCTAAATAATAATTATTAAATAATGAATTGTTGATAGGTTGTAAAAAGTAAGAACTAATTTCAACTCCCCAATTTAAAGTGTTATTTGTTAAATCTGCAGTATCAATACAATCTTGACCAAATACATTAAAATTAGATACGTTTGTTGCTCCACTTCCGTTATTAATAAATAATGTTCCTGATTTTCTTTCAGTAAAATATACAATAATAGGTTTTGGTGCATAAGGGTTTAAGTCTGACTTTAAAGCATATCCAACTTGTAAGTTAGTACCTGTAAACTTATTAAATAATAAATTTTCAAATGGTAGCTTAATTGAATAATCAGAACCATCAGTGTTAAAAGTAGAACTCAAATTTCCGTACTCTCTTGAGTTTGTTGTAAAGAACTGTCTACTTAAAAGGTTCTCACTTTTTTCGTATTCAAAATTAATTTTCTTATATGGTTTAATTCTATTAAAATCTAAATCAGTTGTGCAATACTCACTGAAATCTTTTATACCACCTAAATAATACCAATTTTCTAACTGTTCTAATGTAAAGTTAATTCCATCAGTTGAAAACGCTGTAAGGTTAAACATTTTTAATATTCCACTAAAAAAATCAGCTACCTTAATATCAGGCATATAATTTAATAAGTTAATATTAGAATTTAAACTTCCGCTACTTGTGCCTAAAGTAATTGTTGGAAAAGTTACAGACGTCGGAGCAATAAACCGAACTCTTGTATATGAAAATGAATAAGTATAAGTATAAGTTGTTGATTGAAATGCTTCAACAAAAAACGTATAAGCACCACCTCTAAAAGAATTAGGAATATTTGTAATTGACTGAGTTGCATTGAATTGTAAAGTAGTAAATAAATCTCCGTCTTTGTATATAAATACTCTATGATTTGTAATTGCAGGAAAATTTATTACTATCCTAAAATTAGTATTCATAGCTAATAAACCACTACCGATTCCAACTTGTCCGCTCGTGGACTCCCCACTATTAACTAAATTATATGTGTTGTTTTCAATATTAAAAACTTGCGGTAAATAAGTATTATTATTATTAAATAAAAGTTGTTTTCTTTGCGTTGTAGAAACAAGCCTTCTCGAATCGTTTCCTTTCAACCATAAATAAGCCTTACTAAATTTTTGTTGATTTAAAAAAGTACCACTAAAAGTTAAATTGTATTTATCAGCAATAGCATCGAAAACTCTTGCTACTTTTATAGCAGGATATAATTCATCATAATTAATCGCTCCACCACTTGTTGAAATATCAGTTGCACCACCAACGCCATACTGCCAAACTCTATCAGAAGTAATTAATGGAAACATAACATCTTGTTGAACAGAAGATTGAACTAAATTTCTTACATTTGTTCCGCTGTAAGCAATAGTATAATCATTTATTTCCTGTACATCGTTTAATTTATCTTCACTAAATTTATCAGTTAAAGATTTTAATTCACCATAGAAAGTAATCTTATAATCTTCTATTCTATTGTTTTTTATTGTAGCACTTTCTAACTGCCATTTACCTGTTCTAAATAATTGTGTATCAAGTTCAATATAACCATCATATCTTACACGTTGGTCAAAACCATTATCCAAACTATTTTCGTACCAATGTCTAAATATTTCGTTATTATTATCACTTGCAGGAATTGTAAAACTTTGCGAATAGTCTGTAAATACTTTTGATATATCGTTTACGTTTTGTATAGACGAAGTTAAAGAAATCTTTTCATCTTCAAATAATTCAATACGTTTAGATACATTATCGTCATATATGTATAAGGCTACTTTCATTATATTACATCGTTTATAAGTCCAAAGTTATATTCAAACTCTATTTCATAATTTATGTTTTTATCTTTTAAAATTGTTTTGTATTCTGAACTTTGACTTTTTACTATTGCGGGTTTATTTCCTAATAAAACAGTTTCACTTAAAAGTAAATCTTGTATTAACTCGAAGTAGTTTTCATCAACCCAACCTGTGTTACATTTTATTTTTTGTTTACCTTGTGAATTAAACACTCTTTTTTGACCTTGTAAGACGTTATAATTTATCGATGAAGGTAACATATTAAAATCTTTAGAAGTTACATCTATCGAACTGCTATTAGCTTTAAAAAAGGTTAAGAACTGCCAACCACCAAAACGATTAATAAATTTACAAGTTATAGGAGTGTATTTAGGTTCGCATAATTGTTCTGTTTTAATTTTGAAAATAATTTCAATTCCTATTAATAATTTATAATTATCATAATTATAAGGTAATTTCCATAAGCCTTCGCTTGTTGTTGTAAAAAACCAACCTGATGCTGCAGATGACCATGCATAAGTATCATTTTCTTCAATCCAAACATTAACATAATTAAAACCTGAAAACGTGGTTAACTTAATATTTGTATTTACTAAAGGAATTATAGTATCAGTATTGCTTTGATTATATCCATCTAAATATTGTGTGTATCCGTTCAAACAAACATAAACCTCATCAAGTATTTCTACGTCATCTGAATAAGAAACCACTCGCATATAACACCAAGTATTAGCACTTTCTTCAGTAGGTGCTGAAACAGTTACAGGCGAAACAGGTTTAATAAATTCTTTTGCATAGTTTGCTACATTCCAAGATAATTTGTTTTGGTTTATACTTGGTACATTTTTACTTAAAGTATAATTTGGAGTTGTAGGTTCTGACGTTCCTTTATTCCAAAGAAATATTTCAATCTTTGCACTTGTTTGTGCTTCTTCATCTATTTCAATAAAGTATGGACTTCTTATAAATATTTTTTTCATTTCTTATTAATTGTATATTGTAAAAATTGTTCTACGTCTAATCCGTATGCTTCAGCCAATTCATCAGGTAAATTTTTAAAGGCTGCTTCAAATGGTTTTGTAAAAAATAAACTTGGTTTAATTCCGTTCTTTAAAATACCACCTGCAATTAAATAAGCAGTAGATTTGTAAGACATAAACTTTCCTGTTTCTTTATTCTTAAATTGAAACCTGCGTTTTGTAACCCATTCAGTTATTGGTTTTATAGGTGGTCTTTTACTTTTGTAACTAAATGGAGTATCAAACTTTCTTTTTGTTCCGCTAACACCTTTGTCTTGAAACGCACCATAATCTTCCATTAAAAAAGCTAATCTAAAACTATTAGCACCTACTTCAATTTCACTATCCAAACTATTGTATAGCTTCTTATTTACGTTCTTATTGCTTTTAGTTAAATTGCTTCTACTCTGCTGAATAACGTATTTAGCAAAGTCGTTTAAATATTTATATGTTTGTTTGTTATCTTGCATTTAACTAATATATTGAAATCTATATTTGTTTTTATATCTTGTCATTCTTAAATGTTCAGACTTATAATTTATGTTTACTGTATCACAAGCTGATTTTAAAGAATTATAAAATATTCCTGTTTCTAAATCAACAACCATTTTAGCAACAAAATTATTTTCTTTTAATTTAATTAAAGTTTCTTCAGTGTGCTTTCTGCCTTTCTGAGAATTACTCATTTTAAGTTTTGTTTCTTCAGAATGTTTTTTACCTCTTTGACCATTTCCTATTTTATATCTTGTTTCAGCATCAGGATTAAATTGACCTTGATTC